TATAATATGAGTTATTCAGATGGTGTCGGAGGTATTATACGCCAACCCGAAACCATAGTTTACGAATCAGTTACTGCTAAAGGATTTTGTGGACTTCCTTTGTTTCTGAATGATTCAACAACTCGCGCTCGGAAATTTATTGGTTTTCATGTGGCTGGAGACGGAGCGTCAGGCATGGCTAACATTTTTGATTTTGGTCAAGAGTTTGCAGCCGAAGCTTCCTATGTACCACGTACTATGGAGATTGTTGGAAGAGTAGATCGTGCTCCAACAAGCTCTGGTGAGAGTATGATTCGTAGGAGCCCACTGTATGGCGCATGGGGTCCCGCAAAGAAGGCACCCGCTCACCTTAGAAGTTTTATTAATGAACAAGGTGAGAGAGTTTCTCCAATGCTTAGAGCAATAGCACGTTACGACAAGCCATTGTTGATCTATGATCAATCTTTGGTTGATGCTTGTGCACGTGCTGCCGTCTTAGCAAATACTGATTGTTTCTTAGAATTACCAAAGAAGATTTCGTTACAGGAGGCCATACAAGGTGTTCCTGGAGAGCCTTATTTGGACGCTTTGAATAGAAGCACTTCACCGGGGTATCCTTGGAACATGCGACCACGTCCTGGTTACAAGGGAAAGGAAAGATTTTTAGGAACTGGTGTTGATATTGATTTATCAGGTCCTGATTTTCCTGAGTTGATTAAAGAAGTCGAAGAGGCTCACGAAAAGCTTCTTAGAGGTGAGAGACCAATGTTTTATTTTTCGGATTCACTTAAAGATGAAACATTAAAATTGGAAAAGGTTAAGAATGGCGATACTAGGTTGTTCTGCCCCAGTCCGATTGTCTATCAGATACTCAACAGAATGTACTTCGCAGATTTCCATCGTAGGTTTATGGAGTCACGTATTCGCGGGGAACATGCTGTTGGTATTAACGTCTATTCTGATGAGTGGAACATGTTAGCTAAGAAACATTTGATCTTCGGCAATGAAAACATTGTTGCTAGAGATTTCAAGAGTTTTGATGCAAGTCAGTCAGCTCAAATACTTAAGGCGATAGGAGAATATGTTATACAATCTTTTGAGGATCGTGAACATGATAATGTGAGACGATTACTCTGGATGAATGTGTATGATTCACACCATATTTTTGGTAAAGATATCATAAGGTGGTTACAAAGTCTACCTTCTGGTGATCCTGGAACAACGAATATTAATTGTATGTTTGTTGGTACCATTATGAGGATGTGTTTTGTTAATTTGCGTGGAGGTGATATTTCACAGCTTCGTGAATTTTCTCAGAATGTCGCGCTTACGGCGTATGGCGATGATCATATTGTTTCGGTTTCTGATGTTGTGAAAGAGTCATTTAACCAACAGACGATAACTGAACAGATGTCGCTTTTCGGATTGACGTACACTTCGGAAGATAAGTCAACCAATCCACCACCTGTGAGACCATTGGAACAAATTGAATTTTTGAAGCGTTCCTTTAGAATTGAACCTCGTTATGGTAGGTATTGTGCAC